AGGGGCTATTGAAGGCTACAAGGATGCTGGTGTTGAAGATTTGGAGTTCTATTGTGCGTTGGATGAGAGGACTTGCCCCGACTGTATGGCATTACATAAAGAGATATTTGCCGTTGGTGAATCGGAGGGGGTAATAACTGTTCATCCCTCGTGCCGTTGCGTATGGCTACCTGTTATTAAGTAACAGAGGGGCGAAAACGCCCAGTGGAGAAGGGCATAAACCAATGGCGATAACTGGTCTTAGGGAGTTAAAGGTATTGAGGTGGCGCCTCGTTCAAATGACTTCGCTATGTCAGCCCTTACAGTCCGAAAGACTAGCGGTGGAATAGACACCTGCCCCTTTCGTGCCTAACAAATCAAAATCTAGGGCTAGTAAAAGAAAAACGAGGGGTATCTATGGATGAAGCAGACAAGCCTCCTAGCGGTAAAGATAATATATGTATTGGCACAGGGGATATTCCTGCCATTGGTTCTTTGGCTAAACGATTTAAGGGAGCTTGGACAGATTTCTCAAGCGTGGATGGTGTTTGGCATACTGGAAATAGCTTACATACTAGATGCCTTGCTATTCTTACTGATATTCGGAAGGCGTAAAGGTGAATGATTTTGGTACTGAAGAAGCTAGGGAGATAGGCGAATCTCTTGGTATCAATTGGAATGATTTTAATGTTGACCAATTTAGGATGGGGTTGGATGTAGAACTGGAACACGGCTCCATTAGCCCTGAAACCAATATAACTGACGATGACCCCTTAATGACAGGGAAGATAGCCTTAGCTCATTTGAACGAACTGCCAGACTATTATACGAGGCTTAAAAATATAGAGAAGGAATCTCATAATGCGGAGGCGAAAAATATGCCAGATATGATTAGAAAACTATTTACTTCTAAGGTTAAAGAGGTCAAGGGGAAAGAGAGGGTTCTTGAATTTATCGGGTCAACTGAAGTTCCTGATAGAGATAATGAGGTAATTAAGGCTGATGCTTGGCAGGTGGAGAAATATACAGAGAATCCCGTTGTTCAATGGGCGCATAATTATAGTGAGCCTCCTATCGGGAAGACCTTGGGCATCAGGCAGAATAACAAGAGGCAAACTATCTTTGAGATTGAATTTGCCGATAAGGATACCTACGAATTTGCCGATACAATATACAAACTTTGCGTAGGCGGGTTTCTCAATGCTACTTCTGTTGGTTTTATCCCCATAGCGTGGGATTCTGCCAAAAAGGAAGGCGACCCAAATAGAACGTTCACTAAGGTTGAACTGTTAGAGATTTCAATAGTTCCCGTGCCGTCTAACCCAGAAGCACTTATATCGGCTAGAGAGCAGGGGCTTATTAGTGTAAAAGAGTTTGAATTTGTAACTAAACCTGAAGAGACAGAAGATTATATTAGAATCCCTGTTTCTGGTGAAGGTGGCGATAAGCATAGTGGTCATAGAATCAGAACAATTGATATATCTGAAAAAGAAGGGATTAAGGCCCTTTATTGTGGCGAGGATAAAGTTGTTATAACCTACTTGTTTGCCAAAGACAAGGACTGGACTATGGCTAAAGCTAAGACTTGGGTTAAAGAACACGAGAAATCAGCTCCTTTTGAACCAAAGGCTTTAAGCCAAAAAGAGCTTAAAGATGAACTTGATTTCTTATTGTCTTTATTGAAGACAGTCGGAATTTCAGATGAGGTAAAAAATACTGCGATTGCAGTAAGGGATGAAATAATGCGCTTAACGGGTAGCGACATACCCGATAATATAAACAAATCACCAATCAGAGGAATGATTTCTCCAGTTCTGAAGGCTCTTACAGAGCATCACGAATCACATGAGAAGTGCTATAAGCTCTGTAAAGACACCCTTGAGGAACTTGAGAATGGTGAGGGGGAAGAGGAAGAAGAGGATAATGGCAAAGCACCTTTGAGCGATGCCAGAAGTATTGTGGAAGAAGTTGTAAGACAAATTTTGAACAGGAGGGAAATAAATGCCTAATCTAACAAAAGAAGATATTGCCTTGATAGTATCTGAAACTATGGGGGCAATAGAGGAAAAAGAAAAGAACGTTGTCCGCAGGTTTACCCCGGGAGTTGGCTTATATGCTGACGAGGGGGTAACAAAGGATGAGGCTGACAAGCCATTTGCCTCTCTTGGCAACCAGTTACAAGCTATTGCTAAAGCTGGTGGGCCAGGCGCTCCGATTAGGGAGCCGAGACTGAAGAGATGTATTGAAGGAGCCTTAGACCCGATAACTAAAGCACCAACTGGGATGGGCGAGACTGTCCCTTCTGATGGTGCCTTCCTTGTGGCGCAGGAGTTTATACCTACGTTACTTAATCGTGTCTATAACACCGGCGTTGTCATCTCTAAGTGTATGAAGCAAGCTATCGGGGCAAACTTCAATGGCTTTAAGATACCAGCTATTGATGAAACTAGCCGTGTTGATGGAAGTCGTTGGGGTGGTGTTCAGGCTTACTGGGGAGCAGAAGCTGCAACCATTACAGCATCAAAGCCTAAAATTCGTCAGATTAGCGTAGAGCTTCAGAAATTATTTGCTTTATGCTATGTGACTGATGAGTTGCTTGAGGATTCAGTCGCTCTTGAGGGCTATGTTAATCAATGGTTCCCAATGGAGTTTGGCTTCAAGCTAGACGATGCTATCATCAATGGTGATGGTGCCGGCAAACCGCTCGGAATTCTGAATAGTCCTGGTCGGTATACAGTTACCAAAGAAACTAATCAGACAGCAGCTACTCTTGTGACAAACAATATTCTAAAGATGTTCCAACATCTTTGGGGGCCGTCATATCCTAATGCCATCTGGTTCTTTAATCAAGAGTTACTGCCTTCTCTGATGAGTCTCACTTATCCAATTGGTACTGCTGGTGTGCTGGCTAATCTCTATAGTTTCCCTGGAAGCCAATTTTCAGTTGGTTCTCCTAATGGGACTCTTCTGGGTCGCCCAGCTATTCCGATTGAGCAGTGTGCAGCTCTAGGAACTGAAGGTGACATCATACTTGCCGACTTATCGCAGTACATTGTGGGTGATAAGGGCGGGATGAATGCTGCGTCATCTATACATGTGCAGTTCGTGACAGACCAGACAGCTTTCAGGTGGATTTATCGTGTGAACGGTGAACCTATCTGGCATAGCTACCTGACTCCATATAAGGGCACTAACTATCTAAGCCCTTATGTAACCCTAGCAGCCAGAGCATAAATCAATGGCTTTGCTGGTTGAGCCGTATAAATCAACCAGCAAGAACTAAATAAATTGGAGGTTTTTAATATGTGGCTAACTACAGATGAACTTAATTTCGTTCCTGCGTTTTTCCATTCAGGGATTATTCTAAACGCAGAGACTACTTCTCTCCCATGTCAGGTAGTCAATATGAGTAAATACGACTCAATGGTAGCAATAATTTCCCTTTATACTCCGTCTACTACCATACTGTATGCTACTTGCTATGATGCTCGCACACCAACTTGTGGAGGGGCAGGAGTAGCTACGGACACAACTGGGTCTGCTTATGGCATACCGAACACATACTATAGGTATTCGGTGGCTACGGCAACAACTCCTGTCCAACTAGGTGCGTCATCGGATAAGCTCAGTGCAAGAACAGCATTGACGAGCACGGGAGTTTCTCTGACAGCAGCTTCAACCTCGGTTCTCAACTACTATGTTGAGATAAAATCGGATGACCTAGTAGCTGGGTGTCCCTATGTAGCCATTGCTGTTAATCCTGGTGTCAGTGGGACTGCTTGTACTGGCATATGCGTGAACTACGTCATGAAACCAAGATACCCACAGAAGGATATGGTTACGGCTTGTAGCTAGGAATAGAATGAGTAAAACGATTCGTTATGGGGAGGAGAAGGCTCTCTCCTCCCCTACACTTCACAAAGCAATTTTAGAGCCAAGAAGTAAAAAATCTAAGAGACGCAGAGTCTCTAAACGGAGGTAAAATATGGCTGGACCAGGATTTTCAACACTAACAGCCGAATGGGTTGATGGTGCTCTTGTTGTCTATGACAGTGCCCATACTGCTGTTGTAACGCTTAACTCCTCAGGTTTGAACTGGGTAGGGGGAGTTACGATTAGTAGTGCTGTTCTGGTAAATGCACCGACTCTTTCGACAGCAAACCTAAGCACATCTACCCTTTCGGTAGCAAATATCAGCACAGCTACTATGTCGGTAGCAACGATTAGCACGGCAACGATAACCACGTCTGTCTTTGCTGGAGGTATAGTTTCCACATCAAAAATCACTACTTCAGAGTTTAATGGTGGCACAATTTCCACAGCAACGATAACCACTTCTTATCTCAATGCCTGCACGCTGTCAACGGGTAATTTGAGCACATCAACGCTATCAGTGGCTAATATCAGTACAGCGACTCTGACAGGGAATACAGTGGTTTCTACTAGCCTATCAATTGATGCTGGTATCTTTAGCCAGGTTGGGCTGAAGGCTCAAACCATTATTGTTGATACTACATTGACCATATCATCGGCAGGAACTTTAATATCGGTAACAGCCAGTGATGTAATACTCACTTTGCCAGGTGCAGGTTCTAGTGGTGCAATAGCAACCTATAAGATTGTGAATGCTATAAATAATGCCACAGGGCAAATAGTAATCAAAACTGCTACCACAGAACTAATCAAGGGGGGTTATGGTTTCTCAAGCTCTACTGGTGTCAGCATGGCTGCTAATACGGGGGCAACCCACAAATATGGAGATTTCATCTCCTTGGTGAATCAACCAGCTTCCACATCTTGGGGTGTTATTGGATTGGTTGGTGTTTGGGCAACTACAACCTAAATCAGTTTAAGGGGCTGGCTAATCACTAGCCCCTTAAAATAAATACTAAAGGAGGTTTTATGGATTCGGAGCTAAAGTCTGTCACCATTATGGGGAAGGCAGCAACGGGGAAGGAATGCCCTTTCACAACGGAGGAGGTCTGGGGTGTTAACAATGTAGCCGGTCAGCCTGAATACTGTGGAGGATTGACTGCCATTAGATTAGTCAACGCTGGAGCGGGCTATACATCGCCACCGCAGGTCAAGTTTGAAGGTGATGGGGAAGATGTAAATGCTGAAGCTTTTATTGAGAATGGTGTTGTAAAATCTATTACAGTAAAGGAATTGGGACATGGATTCAGTAAGCCACCAAAAGTTGTTATGACTGGTGGTGGAGGGCAGGGGGCACAATCTGAAGTAACTGTTTCCCCTATGAGGAAATTCCACAAACTATTTGCCTTTGATATTCTACCAAAAGAATACACGGACGGGATGAAGAAGTTTGCTCCGATAATATCTTGGCAGGACTATGCTGATATAAAGTATCCTTTAGACGAAATAATCAAAACGTTTAACACTAGGTACTTTACCAATACAATCTCCTATATGATTGCCTATATAGCTTACCTGAGAATCCCAAATTGTAGTCTTTACGGCATTGATGTTAGTTTTGGGGCGCCTTACGCACAAGAAAATAGGGGCGTTGAATATTGGATAGGAAGGGCTGAGGAGAGAGGGACTGTATTTGATATTCCTGATGCTTCTCATATCAAGCGTACAGTATCAGGGGCTATGTATGGGGAACGAGACCATTCTAATGCTCTTATGTATTTACACGAGAGAATAAACTTAATAAATTTGTTGCCTCGTGAGGGTAATTACAGTGACGCCCTCAAAGCACAAAATGCTTGGTGGGTTTTATTCCCGAAAGAAGACGAGGCAAAAGCCAACGGGATACAAGTTCAAAGGGGAGCAAATGGGGAATTGAGTTTTACTTGTACTAAGGGAGAATATTTGAGTGATGTTCATATGCCCCCTGAAACCTGGGATTTTATAAGAGGCTTATTGATAGATATGGACGCAAAGGGGAAATTACCATTCTCTGCTATAACAGCATACGAAAAATTGATATTAGCAGCACCCCCTGGAGGGAATTAAATGGGTAATCTTAAAATAAAAGAAGCTGAACAGGTCCTTGATAAAGCCTTAGCTGAATTGGGTAAAGTTTATTACGAGGCTATTCTAAAAGCTGATACTGATTTTGAGAAATCGGGGAAAGTAGCTGATGAACTTTACCGGGCAAGTAGGCAGAAAAATAGGGAAGTTTATGACCAAATCATAGCCCAAGCTCAGGTTATTCTTGAAAAAGCTAATGCTGAGACTGATGCAATCTACCAAAATGCTCCCCAGAAGGCTAGGGAGGATTATAATCTAGCTAAGGCAAAGGCTCGTGAGGACTATGCTAATAAGAAAGCAGAATTGCAAGCTGATTTTGATAAATTGGCGATAGAACTATCATTAGACGGAGGTAAGTAAAATGGGTCAAGCATCTTTAATCACAGAAACTATACATCCTTTCGGGAGAACTTTTGGGACTACATCGGCATTAAGCACGGGTGTCCAATACGGGACGGCTGTTAGCACTCCCAATGCTACTACAACGCAACTCAGCACGACATACTATACAGTTGAATCGGTCACAATCCCACAACCAGAGAATATGATAATTACAGAACTAGAAATCGGGCTGACGGCTGGAATCTATGCTAGTGCTACTACGGCAACTGCTACATTACAAGGTAGAATCAAAGATGCTGGACAAAGTTCGTATGATACTTTATTGGCGGCTGTCTCCACTTTGTCTGGGACGACTGGCGCTATCGGCACGACAATTTGGGATTATACCTTTGCTCGTAGAGCGACTCCTTCAGACGGAACATATTTTACTGGGAAGGGCAGCTTCAATATAGATTTTCAGGTAAAGGCTAGTGTTACTACGGCTACGGTGGCTGGTGCTGCCAAGAACTCAAGCTACATAACTTACAAATACTATTTAATAGGTTAAAAGATGCAGATAGAAGAGGAAATGTTCTTAGACCCAAACTTGGTACTTAATCTCCTTCTGTGGAAGAGAGACGGTTCTCAATTTATTTCCGATGATGCCTGCGGACATCTGGCTACGGTTACTGGTGCTTTGTGGACTCTACGGGGTAGATGGTTTGACAAGATAGACGACCTCATCAACTGTGGTAGTGCTGCCAGTATTGATAACATCTTTGATGGTGGAGGCACAATAGAGTTTTGGATAAATCCAGGTAGTGATGGGGAAAGTGATTTAGGGACAGTTGCCGAAAAGGGTGCTCTCGGAACTGTGGGATGGTTTGCTAGAGTAGCTGCAGAAGTCGCTGGGTATGTTGATTTATACTTTGCTGAGTTTTTTAACACAACTAATGGAATGTGGCATTTTACATCAGGTGCTATTATCCCAATCAATACATATAGTCATCTAGTCATCACCTATAATGCTAGTGCAGTTGATAATGACCCGATAATCTACCTCAATGGAGTTTCACAGGCATTAACAGAAAGTTCCACACCAGTTGGAATAAGGGTATCTGATGTCTCAGCCGATTTTAATCTTGGTGGTAGGGGTGATGGAAGTAGGACTTTTGATGGCTACATAGGAGAAGTCAGAGCATACAAGAGTAAGATTTTATTCCTTAATAAAGTTCTGCGAAATTGCGAACTTAGTAAATGGAGATACCAATAATGGCTGATAATGTTATTTTAGGTTTAGAAATCAGGGCAATGAGAAGAGCTTGTGAAGAGATGCAACCTTATCAGAGACAAGATTGCCCTGTGTGCGGGTATCATCTTGAGACAGCAGCGGATGGGATATTGCACTGTAAGTGGTGCGGGTGGACTGACCAACACCCGATAAAGAGAGACGTCCCTCGTCCTTGACAAGGATTGTCCATTCTGCTACAATTAAAGTATGAAGATAATTTGTATTGATTGTGGCAAAGTTCGGATAGTCCAACCAAATGTATTAAAACGACCTAATTATAAAGGACGTTGTAAAAGATGCGATGGTAAATATCATAAGCATTTATTTACCAAAAAGAGAATTGATGAATGTCGCTATTTAACAACCGATGGCTATCTTATGGTAAAATTGTCTAATGATAATTTCTTTTATCCAATGGCTGAAAAGAATGGGTATGTTAAAGAGCATCGCCTTGTTATGGCACAGCATTTAGGTAGATGCCTTTGGGATTGGGAAGTGGTGCATCATAAGAATAAACCAGTAGACGATAATCGCCTATGTAACCTAACATTAGAAACATCTGGCAGTCACGTAGCTTACCATAATAGTCACGGTGCTTATCGTGGACGAGGAGAAATGTCAAATGTGCCCTAATCTTTATGCGACGCTTACAGATATTAAAAGCGCTGGGTTATTGAATATTACTGCTACCACTACCACTTATGATGCTGATTTACTTGATTGTCTTGAGGAAGGCAGTCGTCAAATTGACAAGGATGCTGACCGATTTTTCTATATCTATGAGGGTACATTCTATCAGGATGGGGGGGCAACAAGACTGATTCTTGACTGGGATGTGCAGACTATCTCCACACTAAAATGTGATACAGACGGCGATGGGGTTTATGAATCTACTTATACGGTTGATTTGAATGTTACTACCAGCCCTGATGCTTTCGTATATCCCTTCAATATAACCCCAAAGACAAGGCTAGAAGCTAACCCTTGGGGCAGTTACGGACACTTTGCTCCGGGTATCAGAAAGTCAGTTCAAATAACGGGAGTGTTTGGTTATGGTAACGACTGGCCTATGCCTTATATCTACAGTAGCAGTACAACAGTTAGTGCTAGTACAGCAGGCACTGCCTTTACATCTACCAGTGTTTTAATGACTATCAGCACAACGGGAACATTTTCTTCTATATTCTCCGCAGGGCAGACAATTAAAATAGCCAATGGTACTACATCTGAGCAGATGTTTGTTTCTGAAATATCAACCACTTCCTTGAGTGTTATGCGGTCTGTCAATGGCACTGTGGCTGGGCCAGCAACCACAGGAGATGTTGTTTATATTTACCAATATCCTAAAACCATAGCTAAAGCTGTCTTAATTTATGCTATGCGTATTTGGAAGAGACGGGAAAGTGCCTTCCAGAATCAAGTAGGGAATCCCGAATTAGGGACTGTTACTGTTTGGAAGGGTGATGACCCCGATTACCAGAAGGCAGTTAAAAAGTATCAGAAGGTTAAACGAGGCTGGTATTTATACTAATGGAAGTTACGATTGCGGAAGAGGTTTGATATTTACTCCTTGGGATAAAAGATAATTAATAATTTTTTGGCGGGTTAATTTGGGCACATCAGAATTGAACTCAAATTGGATTTTTAATATATTGTCTTTTCTCTCTATTGATAAACACTTGCCTATAGATTCTCGGCTATTAAATTCGCTATTAAATTCAATAATTCCCATGTCTTTAATATTACACTACATTTAAGGAGTTGTCAAGTGGAGTTTACAGTTCAAGTCACAGGTATGGATGAGTTAATTCAAAAAGTAGGCAACGCCCCAGAATTACTTGGCGAACCATTACGTGATTTTTTCAATCAAGCTACGAATGAATTGATTAAGAATATAATACCTTTAACGCCATTTGACACAGGGGAACTAAGAGGGAGGATAACAGATAGAAGCACTAGCGTTAGGACAGATTCTTCTCCCATTCCCTTATGGGCAAGATTATCGCCTTTATCTAATTACGCCTTATTTGCGGAAGAAGATACTCGCCCACATTGGACATCAGTTAATAATCTTATGGGATGGGCGCATAGACACGGAATGAACCCTTATGCTATTCAGCGGAAAATAGCCCGGTTTGGGACTAAAGGTAAGCATATGTTCCGACAAGGTCTAGAAGTATCACAATTAGGCATAGAAGAGGCTCTTAATAATTGTGCTTTAGCGATTGAGACAAAGTGGGGTAGCAAGTAATGGCTATATCCGATGTTAAGACAGCAATAGCTACGGCTATTAACACAGCTCTTTCAATTAAATGTTATAAGAGTATTCCTAGTATCATTGCTGAATTACCCTGTGCTTATATTGTGACGGGGGAGGGCAACTACGTAGTTAATATCCCGATGACCAAAAGCGAGAGAATCTTTGGGATATTTCTCTTATTCGCTAGGGCTGAGGCGTTGGAAGATGCTCAGGCAAGATTAGATGCTTATCTTTTACCTACGGGTACTGCCTCAATGAAAGTAGCAATAGAAGCTACTGTCTTATCTACTTATGGGGATTTTCTTAGAGTAATTAGTGATACTGGGGTTGTCCCGATTGTTCACAATGATATATCTTATATTGGATGTCGCTGGCGTGTTAGTGTATTAATTTAGGAGGTTCAATATGGCTGTATTTTTTGATTCAAGGGTGTCTCAGTTCTTTGTAACATCGGCTACAAGTGCGATGTTAGAGGTGACAGATTATATTACTTCGCTTGATGGTATCCCTGGGGCACGCAACCTGAATGATGTTACTACATTTGGCTCTGTGGGACACAGGTA